AAGCATGGAAGACCAAACTAATATTCCCTCCTCTGAAGAACCAAATCTACCCTCAGAACAGCCAGAACAAGATCTAGACAAATACCCTCGTTGGGAATACCCAGAACGCAGGGATCCTAAATGGGGTGAAGTCACTAAAAAAGGTCTGATTATAGGCCGTGGTGCTAGACAAAAAATAGTGCCCCCAGATGAAGTCTACAAATTAGCCACTATGGGCTGTCCTGATCGTGAGATTGCAGAGTGGTTTGATGTATCAGAAAGCACACTTCGCTACAATTTTAGTTCCTATCTTACAAAAGCCAGAGCACAACTAAAACAGCGTTTAAGACAAGCACAGTTAAGAGTGGCCTTTGAAGGCAATCCTACTATGCTAATTTGGATGGGTCGTCAAATATTGGGCCAAAGTGATCAGCCTATGAACAATGATGATGACAAGCCCTTACCGTGGAGTGATAATGCTACTGCATCCCAATCAGCAGAAGATCAGTGATGATCCACATCGTTGGCGTGTGTTGGTAGCAGGTCGTAGATTTGGCAAATCATTTCTAGCCATGAATGAAGTGGCTAAAATTGCTAGACACCCCAACAAGCGTATATTCTTGATCTATCCTACTTATAGACAGGCCAAACAGGTCATATGGGATGAGTTTAGAACAAGACTCTATGAAAAGCGTTGGTTAAAAAAGGTCAATGAAACTGATCTAACTTTTGTCTTAAAGAACAACACCAAGATCAGTCTTAGAGGTGCTGACAATGAAGACAGCCTTCGTGGTATCAGTCTTGATTATGCAGTATTTGATGAATTTGCCATGATATCAGAATCAGCATGGACTGATGTTATTCGTCCTGCACTCAGTGATCGCCAGGGTGGCGCATTGTTTATTACCACTCCTATGGGTCAAAGCAACTGGGCCTATGATCTGTATCAGCGTGGTCAGGACCCTACAGAAACACAATGGCAGAGTTGGCAGATGCGAACCATAGATGGTGGCCGTGTAACAGAAGAAGAAATAGCACAGGCCCAGCGTGATCTTGATGCTAGAAGTTATGAGCAAGAATACCTAGCCACATTTGTAACTTACTCAAATCGTGTGCATTATTCATTTGATCGTGAACACAATATCAAAGTCTATCAAGGAGAGATCCCCAATCTACTCTATGTGGGTCTTGATTTTAATGTGGGAATGATGAGTGCCACTGTGTTTGTTAGACAAGGAGACATAATCCATGCCATTGACGAAATCGCCCTTTACAGTTCCAATACTTTTGAAGTCTGCGATGAACTTAAAAGTAGATACCCAGATAAAAGAATCTGGGTCTACCCTGACCCATCAGGTGCGGCTCGCCGCTCTTCTGCAGCCACAGGTCAAACAGATCACACCATCCTCAGAAACGCAGGGTTCATAGTAAAGGCTCCAAATTCGCATAATCCAATACGGGATGGAATCAATGCTGTAAATAGTAAGTTGTGCTCAGCGTCAGGATCTAGAACCATGTTCTTTGATCCCAAATGCAAAAAGAGCATTGAGTCAATGGAAAAACATACCTATAAAATGAATAGCAGTATACCAGATAAGGAAACAGGATTTGATCACTTTTCAGATGCTATCCGTTATTTTGTAGACTATGAATTCCCAGTCACCAGAGAAAGAACACCTGATCCTTATGCGCCTAAACGCTGGCAGCATAAGATCGCCGCATAAGGAACATAAAAATGAATCAAACATTATTAGAACAATACATGGCAGTGGTTTCAACCAACAACCTCTACCAACGCAATCAAGCACAGTGGGAATACCTGCTAGAATCATATATGGGTGGCATTGAATACAAGAGAACAGGCTATCTAACCAGATATGTCAATGAAACTGCCAATGAATACACAGCCAGAGTTACCAGCACACACTTAGAGAATCACTGCAAGTCAGTGGTTTCTACTTATGTTTCATTCCTATTCCGTGAAGAACCAGACAGAGACTTTGCGTCAATTGAATATGATCCCATGCTCAAAGACTTTCTAGAAGATGCAGACATGGATGGTAGAAGTTTTGATAACTTTATGAAAGAAGTTTCTGTATGGAATTCAGTGTTTGGCTTGGTATGGGTCATGGTAGTCAAGCCTAACATGGGTGCAGTCACTCTAGGTGAAGAACAGCAAATGGGTGCTAGACCCTATGTGAGTCTATTGACACCCCTGGCAGTTATGGATTGGCGTTGGCAGCGTGAGCCTAATGGCAGATACAAATTAGAATATTTGAAGTATGCTGAAGAAGCCAATGATTCATTCTCCACCATAAAAGAGTGGACTGAAGTAGACATCAAAACCACAGTGGTCAATCATAAAAATAAAGAAGTCACTGAACAAATGATAGAAGTCAACGGCTTAGGCAAGATCCCTGCTGTTATGGCCTATAATCATAGAAGCCCTGTTAGAGGTCTAGGTGTTAGTGATATTGCGGACATTGCTGATGCACAGAAGTTTATCTACAACATGACTTCAGAAGTAGAACAATCAGTGCGTATCAATGGACATCCTGCATTGGTTAAAACTGCAGGCACTGAAGCATCAGCAGGAGCAGGTGCTATCATACAGATGGAAGACAATCTAGATCCAGGACTAAAACCATTTGTATTGTCAGTGAGCACAGATACTAATTCAATCTATGCTGCCATGAAACATACTGCAGAAGCCATAGATAAAATGGCCAACACAGGTTCTATTAGAAGCACAGAAGCGGCTCGTATGAGTGGTGTTGCACAGGAACAGGAGTTCCAGTTATTGAATGCCAAACTCAGTGAAAAAGCAGACAACCTAGAACTAGCAGAAGAACACATCTGGGAATTGTTTGCAGAGTATCAAGGCAAGGTATGGGATGGTGAAATTGAATATCCAGGATCATTCAACATTCGTGATACTTCAATGGAGATTGATCGCTTGGTCAAAGCACGTCAAGCAGCCACTGATCCTAGAGTCCTGCAGGTTATTGATCATGAACTACTAGAGTTATTGGGTGAAGATGCTGACATGATCCGTGAAGAAGTCAATCCAGCATTGGTGCCAGCACAGCCACCCTTTGACATTCATGTTATGGTCAATCCAGAAACAGGTGAAGAATTCTATGCCCGCACTGAAGCAGAACACCTACGCTATGCTGAAATGGGCTATGTTCACAAGGATGAAGATTGAAACTAAAGTCTAGTGAGATCAAGACATATAGATCCCAGCAATTGGGTCTACAGTTTAATCTCTGTGCTTTATGTTCTGAGCCAATTCAAGATGATGCTGTGTTGGACCATGATCATAAAACAGGCCTGATTCGTTCAGTTCTGCATAGAGGTTGTAATTCCATGTTGGGCAAAGTAGAAAACAACATGGCTCGTAATAGGATGGATAGGGAAAGATTGCGTAAGTGGGCACAGAACATAGTTCAATACATTACCAAGACTCACACCAATCTAGTTCATCCTACATTTAAAACACCAGAGGAGCGTAAAATGGGAAGAGGTCGTGGAAAAGGCAAAAAGCCACCAAAGCGTTGATTGGTATTCATACTTCAAGAGCATTCGTTCTGAGTGCCCTTGGAGTTATCATGCCTATCTCAATGGGCTGATACATATTGAGAATTGGTCTGACTGTGATAGACTAGAGCCATTAGGCAAGTATCAGGCTAAAATGTATATTGTGGATTTGCCTGATAATGTAGTTGAAGCAATGGCGCAAGAACTGAACTGTGATGATCAAGAATGTGAATGGTTGTTTTCATATCCTGGTTATGGAGAATTTGCAACACCAGTCAAGGTGTTAATCCAACAGGATAGAAGCAGACTTAATGAATTGAGATCTAAACTAGCAGGCCAGTCTGGATCTTAGAAGAAATCAGCAAAGATAACTACATTTATCAGCATTTAAGGTTAAGTGCTATAAATACTTTTATAAACAACTCGCAGGAGGCGATGCTACAATGACAGACAATTCATTGGCAACAGACATGGGAACTGATCCCGCTGAAGACACAGCAAATCAGGCACAGGCAGCAAAGACATTCACGCAAGAAGAAGTTAATGCTATTTTGGCTAGAACTAAAAGTCAATTAGAAAAGAAGTTTCAGTCAAAGTATGAGGATCTGGGTGATCCAGATGAACTTCGTGCTCTTAAAACTGAAGCAGAAAAGCGTCAGACTGAGCAACAATTAAAGCGTGGTGAGTTTGAACGAACTCTAAGTGAAAAGGCTGCCAAATGGGATTCAGAAATCCAAAAAAGAGATCAGATTATCAAGGAGTATAAGGTCAATACGCCTTTGCTTAGTGCCGCGGCTCAGTATCGTGCTGTGAATGCGGAACAGGTCAAAGCCCTATTATCAAACCAAGTGCGCCTTAACAGTGAAGGTGAAGTAGAAGTTGTAGATGTCAAAGGTGCCGTGCGTTATCAAGACAATGGTGAACCTCTGGGTGTTAATGACCTAGTGCGAGAATTCTTAGATTCCAATCCGCATTTCGTCTCTGCAGCCCCATCAACAACCAACACTAAAACCAATGTCAGCAGTCAACCTGGCACTGGTCGTATAGATATCTCTAAATTGGACATGAAGAATCCAGACCATAGGAAAATGTATGCTGAGGCACAAAGAGCCAACGGCATGAAGATTTAAGCCCAACAAGGAGATTTTTTAATCATGGCTAATACCACAAGTATCAATTCTGAATTATTTCAGAACCTCCTAGTGCAGAGTCAATATGCACTCTACGAGAA